AAAATCTCTCCTGTTATTAGCATTAACCATATCTGCCCCAACAATGCTTACTACTGTTCCAATGATGCCAACCATCATAATAAGAAAGCCAACTAGCAGCTTTTACATTAGTTTCTGCATCATACATATCTAAGTCTTTATTATAGATGTCATCCTCTAGCCATTTCTCAGTTTTAGAATTAAATTGAAATAATCCCTGATCTATAGTGCCATCTTTGTTATATCCTGTTGCTTTTTCTTTGCCTGAGCTTTCACAATATATAACAGTTAATGCAAGAGCTTCATCCTGTTTAAAGTGAATATTAACTAATGGAATCCACTCCTGCACCTGTTCTATTAACTCACATTGATAAGGAACTCTGTATAAATCTTGAAAGGTATCAATTTCAAAATCTACCTTTCCTAACAATGAGCAAGTTAATAAAAGTTCAATCATTTTCTTTATGCAATATTGTTTCTATAATTTCTCTACAAAGTAAATAAGGAATTTTAGATCTTTCATGATTATTCTTTAAGCCCTGAGTTCCTGTTCTTGATCCTCTAGGAGCTGCTTCATGACAAGAAGCACCATTTTTACACATCTTTGCATCAAATTCTACATTAGTCCATAAATCTGTAGGCTTCATTCTTGTATCTCCATATTGACAATAAGAAACTGTGTATCTAGGTAAAGGCAACATTAAAGGCATTTTTCTCATTAAGCCTCTAGGATTTTCAATAATATAATATTTAGGATTTAGATAATTTATAATCTCAATAGTTTTTACTAATAAATTTAAACCTATTTGAGCATCATCAGATTTAGGATATCTTAATCCATTTCCATCTGGAGCTGTCCAATGTCTATAACAACTAGCTACACTAAAAGTAGTGCATGGAGGAGAAGCCCAAATAATATCAGGTTGAAAATATAGATTCTTATAATCAAAAGATAATATATTTGTAACTTCATCTATTTCTCCATATTGAACATTATCAGTTGTGCAAGTATCAAAGCCATAGGTAGCTGCAACATTACTAAAGCTACAACTACCTGCAAAAAGTTCTAATACTTTCATTTAGCCCAATCCTTTATGTAGGCATAATGCTTTCTAGGAGTACCATCATTTTTAAGATTACCTTTAGCTTTATAATCACAATTACACTCCTCTTTATAAATTTCAGATTTATAATCTCTGTTTAATCTATGCACAGCTTTTCTTAAATTTCCAGAAGTAGAGAACTCTGGATCTAATGAACAAATCCTGCCCTCTACTTCTAAAATATATCTAATTTTTTTAAACTCTGATATATCTTTCTCTAAAAAAAGAATTTCAGTATAACTATGCTTATTCCTAGCAAATAAACCTAACATTATGATGCTTTCTCAGAACTAGCAATATCTTGAATTTTATCTTTTACTGCTTGTAAGTTAGTAATAGATACATCCTCTTTTCTAATTCCTAGCTCAGTTAAAGCACTAGCAGTATAAAGTCTTGCTTTATCTAGATCTTGAGCTGTACAATCCATAGCAAAATCTTTAATACTATTCATAACAGCTTGTGCCTTATGAGAAATATCAGTAACTAATCCCTCAGCTTCTAATGCTTGTACTTTCTTATCTAAATTAGATTTTTCTGGAGCTGCATCTTTACTAGGAGCAATTCCAATCATTTCCTCAGCTAAAGTAGATTCAGAGAATACAATTCTTAAGCATCTACCATTAGCTTTAGTGTTAGCCATCTCAAACCAAGAATTATGATCTTTGCTTGTTTGCTTTGCATAGGCTACAGCTTTTGGCTCTGTGTCCTCTTTTGTTTCATAGAATGAGCTTTTAAATATTACCCAATCATCTCCATATCCAATCATTTCTGCAATTAATCTGCATTCTGGATATTCCTTATTCATTTTGCTGATGAGTTCATCAACAGTTGTATAGTCCTCTAAGAACTTAGGCATCTGTGCCATTTTCAACCTCCATATTTTCTAAATTTAATGTTTCATGTGAAACACTAAAAACTTTATGTGTATATGCTTCATCTATATTGTTATATGGCATATTACAATTAAAACATTTAATTTTTTGTAATTTATTTTTGAATTTATTATATAAATTATCAGTAATTGCACCTGTTGTATTGCAATTATCACATTCTACATAATCAATAAATGCCATTTTCAACCTCCTACTTTTGTTTTACCAATATATTTCATATTTTTACAATTATCCCAAGTTGCATTTCCCCATGCTGCAGATTCTGCAACTTGAAAGCCCTCATCTGTTTTATAAGTATATAAATTAATTTCAGGCTTATCTATGTTCCAATATAAAAATCTATATTCCCATTTATACTTATTTTTTCTTTTAATTGGATAGAAATAAGACATTAGATTTCTCTCCAATCAATGCCATACTTTTGCATTACTAATTCCTCATTATCTTGATACCATTCAACAGTTCTATACCCACTTTCTATTGCACAAAAAGTACAAAGATTAACAGAACTATTTGGCATCCAAGAATCTTGATGAGTTTCAGTAGCTTTATTTTCTAAACATTTATCACACATTAGAAAATATTTTCTTTACTGAGGATCTCACCTCTGTGTAATCTTGTTTCAAAGTCTGTCTTTTTATTTAACAGCTTTTCCTCTATCCACATCCAAGCAAATAGAATTGTTATTATTAGAGCTACTACTCCATAAAGAACTAGGCCTAGATAAATCCATTCCTGAATCATCATAATTACCTCCTAATCAACTATTTTCTTTTAGAACATCCACAAGAACATTCTGCAACCATATATGTTTCTAATGGATATTTTTTACCATCTTTAGCCCAAGCCTTAACAGCTTTACCATAAGCTGTTTCTCTAACTATTGTGCCATCTAATGTTTTCATTTTCCTCCTAATCAACTAATTAATTAATTGTCTCATATTATTGTCTCATTGTAAAGCATTAAAAGTAGAAATTTAGATTAATAAGCTCAAGCCTAGTAAAAGGGCTTGAGCTATTTTGAGCAACTGTAGTTGTTTTGATTATAGGTGGAACTAACCCTGTGCCACTCCCTCCCAAAAACCAGAATACTCAATTTAGTAGCATTTAAATATGTGGAGTAATAGGCTATAACCCTAGTTTAATGAGGTGTAGCTAATCCTCTGGTATTAGATCTAATCAACTATCTCTTTCTAAAAGCTACAGAAAAAGTTTATTTGTGTTTAACACTATAAACTAGCCTTATGACAAAATTACACAAACTGTAAAAAATTATTATTTGTTCCATAGCTTTGTTATAGTTAATAAAGAACAGGTAGAGATACTTCATTCACAACCCCTTTTGTGTGTGATCATTGTAGCCCTAATCAACCTCCACCTGTTCAACAAAAAAAGAGGAGATACAAATCTCCTCTTTTTTGTTTTGCTACTTGTAACTAAAAGGAAATCAATTGCTTGAATCCCTACTATAAGTTTAGCTTATTTTTTTCTTTGCATAAGTCTTTATAACTGCTAAAGCTGCACCACCACCTGAAATAGCAGCTAATTGTAAAGCATTAGCATCTACTCCTACAAGTGGAGATATAGTTAAAGCTCCAATAAAAGCCTCTATAAAAGTCCAAATTGCTCTTTCAAGCATATCTTTCATTTCATCACTCATACCTTATTCCTCCTCTTTTATTTTTGTTTGTACTTTTTTAAATTGATTACATTTTTTATTAATGCACACAAAAGCATTATTAATTAATTCTAGTTTTTCCATACAGGAATGACATTTTATATTCATGATTGTAAATGAGTTAAATTATTTAACTTGCATTCCCTTTAGTATGATTGTTTGTCTAAGAGCTTTTACTTCTGCTTTTAGATGTTTTATTTCTGTAGATAATATTTCCATAATATCCTCCTGATTCTTAGAAACTTGAGATATATTTACAAGATCATCAGTTGCTTTATTAGAAGTTATAGTGCCATCATAATCAATATAAGTTACAGTTACTTCCTCTCCAGATAGGATTGCATCTCTAATAGGAGGATAAATCTCTTTATAAGCTGTTGTAGAATTGCCAATAAAGTTATCCTGTGAAGTTTTGCCAACAAGTAAGCAACCTGCTGTATCATCATCATCATTACCTATATGCCACAAAATGTATTCAAAATTAGGTACTTCATTAACATAAATCATTCCTTTATGGAACTCTGCACCAAACTTAGCTAGGTATCTTGTATGAAAGCCACCCTCACTTCTTAAACTTAATTTATATTTTCCTGATGGGATTCTTGTTTCTCCCCATTGTTTTACTGTTCTAGCTTCATCCTCTAATGTGTAACAAAGAAAGGATCTTATATTGTCTGTTACATCAAATAAAAGCCCTGTGGTAAAGTCATCAGAGCTATTAAATCTTAATACTTCAAGTTTCATATTTACCTTATAACCTTAATATAGTCCCACTTAGCCTCTCCACCAATTACAAAAGTAAGCATTCCTGCCCTAGATTTATCCCCTTTTGTATTTTCAAACCATTCTGAGCCTGAATCTAATGTTGGAGCTTGTAGTATTAACCTATCAGAGCTTTCATAAGCAGAAAAGAAATGGTAATGCCCATGTAAAACTATATCTGCATCAGCAGTAGCATTTCTAGAAAAAGCCTGATCTGATAGCCACTTTCTTGATTTAGCTTGACTATTGATGCCATTTTTCATCTGATGCCCATGTAATAAAAGTAATACTGTATCTGATACTTCTATTGTTAGGTGCAATTCATTATCTGGAATAATAAAATCTAAATTTTTACTGTATGCAGGAGATTCTTTAAATATTTCCTGTAGCTCCTCTGCCAACATTACATCTTTATTATCTGCAAAAGTTGTATAAGCTCTGCCATTCTTTCTATTTTCTCCATGATTACCACCAATAAAACAAACTACTCCTTTACTAAACAATGGCATAATCTCTTTAATTAAGGTATATATCATTCTCCTAGCTACCTTTTGCTGAGATCTTTCATCCATAATTGTAGAAAATTCTTGCATGTTGTAATGATTTGAACATGACTCAACTAGATCCCCAAGTCCTGCAAACAATACTTGTTCTAATGGCTCTACTTTCTGGATTTGCTTAATCTGTGCCTTAATCTTAGGAATGTAGTCTATAAACCTCTCTATTGCTTCCTCAGTACCCTCTTTGCCTATTTGAAAATCTGCTAGTGCAATAACAAAAGTTTTAGAATCTTTTACAGGCTTCTTTTTATCTTGTTTTTTTAATCTACCTGCACTTGCTAGGAGCTTCTTAAAGTCCTCATCAGGCATATATTCATCACTAGAAACTATTTTTGCTTTGAAGTAATAAAGCCTCTCTATATTGCCATTACCAATATTAGAATCCCAATATCTTATCTCTGCTTGATTCTCTAGAACTTTATATTTATGAGCATCTTTACCAAAATAACTTTCTAATTGCTCTTTCCAATCTATGTCATTAGATTTCTGAGGTTGAGATACTATCTCTCCT